TTGTTATATAATTTAGCCTTAATGCCACGTAATGTTTGAGCTTTCTTTGATAATATATGTGGTAAACGGCCTTCTTTTTTCTTTAGTTTTTCTTCTTTGTATCCTTTCGTCATGATCCATTTCACTATATCCCTTTATGTTTTTTGGATTCCTGTTTTTTTTTGTCTTTTTACTGTTTTTTGTTTGTCTTCTGTCTCCGTTATTGAAGTAATATGTAGTTATTGAATTTGTAAAGCTGAAAAATGTACTTGGTGCTGTATTAAAGGACTTCGCTTGTTGCCACAGTCTCCACGCTAGGGCTTTGTCCTCCGCGAAACGTGGCGATCTGATTAATCGGCTCCATTAATGCGTTGAAAAGAAACAGGCGATCATTAAGCTCAATCCAGTCACAGCTAATTTCATCGTCGCCAATCTCAGCCCCAGCGGGACGAACAACAGGATCAACAACGCCAATAACGATAAGTTTTTCCATCAGCCCAAAGAAAAACTCACGCTTAGTGTCATCAGCTAAAATAGCCCAAATAGAATCATCTTCATCGCTTTCCGGCTCATCTTCAATCGGGCGTCCAGCCTCATCTAATTTCTTTGGGAATAATTTCTTACTGAATAAATCAAGATCGCCCAGCAGCCCGGCATTAATAATATCCTGAATATCAAGAGCGCGAATTAAGCAACGCTCACCAGAGGGACATTCAACTTCTTGATGCCGCTTCTTCTTACTTCCGGCACGCCACTTAGAGCCACGCTTCTTACGTCGCGGCTCAGAATTTTCAGTTGCGTTTTCGGTTTTTTCTTCCACACCAATTGACACTTTGGTCTCCTTGGACTCGTTGTATTGTCAGTATTAAATTTTAGCTGGCGTACCGGGAGCTATTGAATTAAATAACTCCCGGTACGTCAACCTTTAACTAGCTAGCAGCCGTGGTAAACGGAACCGAATCGGAGTATTCTCCGTAGAATCCGCCAACCTTGGCCTTGACCTGCAAGGTGTACTCAGTATCGGCGGTGAGGCCAGTGAGAGCCTTGCTATTGGTGTCCGAAGTAATCGGAGTTTCCCAAGTAGCCTCATCATCATCAGAGTAATGCAGGGTGTACTCAGTAGCAGCCGGAACGGTAGCATCCCAGGTAACGGTTGCGCCAGTAGCGGTAATGCTACCAACCACGATATTGCCAGGAACAGGAATCGGGTTAGCTTCCGGGGTGGTAGCCAAAACGATCTTGCTCTCATGCTGAATAATATCGTACAGGTAATCGTTGTTATCGTCCAGCATAGGCAGACCAACGCCGCCCACAGCAGTCACGAAGAACGTACCGTCACCGAACTTACCCTCAATCTTGGCGTTGCACTTTGCGCGGTAAATACGCGCAACAACGTCACCACCAGCGTCAGAAATAACCTGACCATCAATGCGGAAGTAAGGACGTGCGTCAGAAGCACGCTTACGCATGATGACCTTACGGTTGGGCGTAGTACCCGACTCAATAATCTGACCACCCGTAAGGATAGACCAAACCTTAAGCGAAATACCGCCAGCCTCTAAATCCCACTCAACCTGAGCACCCTTACCGTGGGTAGCCACAAGCTTGTCATCGCCACGCAGTTCCTCATATTCCTCAGTCTCACCAAAGGTCAGAGTTTGCATGTGGGGCAAATCGTAGCTAGTGTTACCAAGAACGCTACCAATAGCGTCTGCGTAAGGCGTAACCTTAAGGTCACGCATACCATAGGGGAGAGATTCGGGCATTGGAGCAGTCATCGTTGTTGCCTTTCCTTTATTGTCGAATTGTCATATTCATTTGTTAACAGCCTATTCGCCTGTCTCGACGTTAAAGGATTATCTCTTTTAGAGATGGCTGGATTCTTATATTTAACTGTCTTTACCATCTGTTCTGTCTTAACATCAAAATAATGTAAGACTACCAAGCGTTTCCGATTGGTACACCACTTATTGTCGCACTTAACCTCTAGCAGACCGTTTCTTAGAACGCCATGCAATCGGTTATTTGGACAACGTAAATCTCCCATTTAATTATTCGTCAACCTTTGAAAATCGACCATCGACCTTTAAGCAATAGTCAATAGCAGATTCGCTTAAACTGCTAACAGGAATTCGATAGCCATTCATCAAATTCCACTGAACGTCACCCTGATCAGTAACGCCAATCTTTTGCCAATCCCTTTTGGTAATCTCGCGCAACGTAGCCATACCAGTATAAGTAATATACGGACCCTTGGCATCAGGATCAGGAGGCATTAAATCAAAAGTCTCAGAGGGTTCAGCATCCTCAGTAATCTGGCTAATCTCCAAGACGTTTTCTGCGGGAAGCTCAATAGGTGCGCTTGCCGTAGCAGGCTTAAGATTAGGCAGCTTTTGAGGCTGGGGTGGAAACGTTGCCATTTTATATCCTCTAATTTCTCAAACTAAGGAGTCTCTACCAATGGTATCTCACTGGTGAGGGTTTCGTGGCTCAACACGCCGAAAGAAACGTTGCGACTTATAGTATTATATGCTGAATCATAAAAGTCAGGTGATTTACCCTGATAATCAACCATTGTTACTGTAAAGCCATCTGATCCCGTCTTATGAACCAGGCCAACTAACGCCTGACTAACGAAATAAAGAATTTCGTCAATACGGCCATAATCGGTAGAAAGTTCCATAGGGATATGCGCCCAAACTTCCAGAACCCTTGGGCCAGGCAAATTAACCTGTAGCGTATCCTCTTGCCATCTTAAAATCAAAAACGGGCTTGTGCTGCTTGGGCGTTCCTTGCTAGCCCAGTTAGGGAAAACAGTGCTTTCTGTAATACCCAACAAATTAAGTGTTGGATCAGTAGTAAGCGCGGTGAATACCGCTGCCCTACTCAAAACCTTGTCCTATCAAGTAAATACCGAAGATTATTCATCATCTGGTATCCAGTCATTCTCATTGTTTTAAGAATAATAGCGTACTGTCCCGACTCAATTGTTTCTAGCCAAATACCGTATTCAACCGAATGAGCAAAAACAATTTCCTTATGACGCTTGTCGCCTAAAAATGGCTGCGTATGTAAACCGTTCCTAGCTGCCCCGGTCCTGTCGGTCCAAGGGGCATTTGTTTTCATTGCGCCATCAACGCAGTAATGGATCGTGCGGCGGTACAGGGTGAGGGCGC